TTCACGAAGTCGTCCCAACCCATGCTGGAGCCAACCACGTTACGCAGACGGAAGCGTTCGGAACCGAAAGTGGTATCCTGCACACCGCTGGTAAGGTCAGCAACCGCGTCGTTGGTGAACGTGGTCGTGTAGTCCGGGGTAACCTGTTCGACGACTTCGAGACCATTACGGTCATTCATTTCGCCATCAAACTTTTTCCACGTCATGAGGTCCGCACTGACGAGGTTATTCTGGAAGATCGCAGCAAACGTATTTAGGACCAGTTTTGCTTGATCTACAGCAACAGTAGCCATGTTAAGCTATCCTTTCAAGATGAGTATAAAACTCCTCAAAAGACTACTGTTCGTAATCATTACTTTTTACGGAACAGCTCTCTTGAGAAAGCTGAAAGATCGTCCGTATCAGGTTTAATCGAAGGCTTAGAGACAGACGACCCCTTATTCTGCGGGGGCGGATCTTTAAGCTTCGTTACCTTCTTAGTCGGAGTTTCCTTCGGTCCATCTCCACCGATCTTGGCCTCAAGTTTTGCCAGAGCAATAGTGGCCTTTCGGGGACCAGCGCTGACAATCTCTTGGGCTTCATCGATATTGTTGGACAGGTAATAGAAAACGTCCGGGCCGTTGTCCATCTCCATCAACGTATTCGTCAGATACTCACCATATTGCTCGTCAATTCCTTCGAAGACAGTAAGCATCTGCTCACCCTTCTCCTGGAAATCGGGGTAACGCTCCCGTGCGGTTTCGAGCTTAGTGTTCCATTCACCCTGGAGCTCCATCTGAGCCTGTTCACGCTGACGCTGTTCAGCACTTTTCTGTGCTTTCTCTTGAGCTTCAGCTTCCTTGGCTGCAAACATAGCCTCGACGGTGTCTTTGAGGTACTGCGGGTCATAACGACCTAGCGGATACTTCTTAGATCCATCGGGGTTTTTAAGTTCAGGGTCAATTTCTGACTGATTGTTGGTAGGAGCAGTGGACGGTTCGTCCTTCGGTTTGTCTGCATTACCTTTGAGCTCATTCTCCAGGTTTTCGAGTCGCCTCTCTAGGGCCTTTCGAGCGGCTTCTTCAGCCTCGGCCTTTCGTTCTGCTTCTCGCCGACCTGCAGTCAGCTCATCGATACGTTCCTGAAAACGATTCTTCTTCTTACGAGGTTTATCGCCATCGTCCGAATCTTCTTCGTTATCATCCGTTTCAGGTGCGAGGGTATCGTCATCCTCGGAGACTTCCTCCGATTCGTCATCGGATTCGTCGGACTGAGTATCTACTTGTTCCGGTTCTTCGGGTGCGTTGCTTGCTGTATCGTCATCTTCGGTTGACTCCTCAGGCTTGGCGTTGCCTAACGCTGATTCGCTTTCGCCAAAAAGCTCCTTAGCAAAGTCATCCAGAGAGTCTTGTACAACTTCAACGTTAGTGTTGTTGGTTTCGTTAGTACTCATTTGTAGGAATTAATCGGTCCTTTAACCGTTTGCACTACTAGGTTGCGATGTAGGTCCAGAGGGAGCAGTGCTTGGCCCTTCCGGCATCGATATCTGTGCTCGCGTATTCTCCACCTGGAGTTCTGCCAGCAAATCTTGTCGTTCGCTCTCATCAAGCTTAGCCGAATACTGGAGAATATCTCCGACGGCTTTTCGGAATTGCTCTTGGTCATCGACCATGTGGTCGCTGAGAGCCCTAATCCGTTGAGTCTGAGCGTTGTAGGCGTCAATACGAATTTCTGCCGACTTGTCTTTAAGCTCTTGTTCCATGCGCTCAAGCTCTGCTTTACCCTCTTGAAGGGCCGCTTGCATTTGAGCAAGCTGTTCAGCAGTGATACCCAGACCGCCTTCTTCATCTTCACCAAGGAGATGAGGGGGAATAGTCTTCTTAAGACGTTCGGCCAGCTTTTCAGCTCCGGGCCAATCCTGGGCCTTGACAACAAGGTCGCCAGCGACTTGCATGATTTCCGGATATACCTGAATAGCGTCCATCATAGCCTGTGCGGCTTCAACCCTACGGGTAGTGTAGGACGATCCAGTAGACAGAGCAACGTCATAACGTCCCCGAGCAATATCAATTGCGTCCGGGTTCATCGGATCGTTGATCGCCATGAACTTGGCTGTTTCGTCTTCGCCAATAGTCCTGATGATACGTGTACCATCATAGACTTGAGGAATAAGTTGGTTGATAACGTCACCAGCTTCAAGAACAGCTGCGTTAGCGTTATCGTGAAATGTAAGGTTAGCGACGTCACCTTCACGCTGTCGGGCCATAATAGCACGACCAGACGTTTCGTTCGAGCGAATACCGAGCGAAGCATCGTGGATGCCGGTGACATCCTTCATATCTTGTGCGTTGATCTGCGATTCGTTTAGAAGAGCAGCCTCAATTCCCGGAGGATCGACACGCTGGACATTAACACCGAATTGGGCATCGTCGTTAAATACCAGAATTGGGTCACGGGAGTTGTGAGCGTTACGAAGGTTTTCTTCGCGTCCTTCGACCGCAGCCTCCGTGACCATCCACTTAGCTTTAGGAGCATATCCCAGCTGTTCGGCTGCAACGGATCGCCAGAAGTTCTTAAGCCTGGCTGCATCTTTCATGAACCTTACCAAACCGTAGCGTACACGGCGGCCACCGACATTGGTAACACGCCCCGACATACGGAGAATAGGCACACGAGTCAGCATATACTCGTACGGGCCGCTGAGGATAGCGAACCCGGTGCAGAGATGCATCTGAGCGTAGGTCACCCACGTGACACGGGTCTTAATCGGGTAACCGTACTGCTCAATAAGCTCTTCAGAGTTGTCGTCGTCGAGGATAAAGATGTGTCCGCCCTCGAACAGACCCATAATCCTGCGTCGTTCGACCAAACGCCAGTATTCAGAGACCTGATAGGAGTCCTGTTCAACCCAACCCTCAGAGGAGAGATCTTCTAGAGTGAACCCTTCTCCGTAAAGAGAGTCGGCAGGAATATCTCCAAACTTCTGTTTGTACTCTTTCTTCGGAATCTTATCGTTAACAAACACCCGCTTGGCATCTCGGCCTGTGGGGTCTACAGAGAACCTGTCCCAGACTACGCTAAGCGCATCTTCAATAGGACGAAGAAAAAGGCTCTGATCGAACACGTCATCGCGTGCATATTCGATTGACACACGGAACGCACCGTCACCGCATTGCACGACAGACTCAAACGCCTGGTCGTACACTCTGCCGGCACGGCTTTCCATATCAATAGAACGAATAAGGTCGCCTCGAACCGAGGCAATATCGACATCCTCGTCATTCGAAGGAACGACCTTAATCGCCTTACGTGACTCACGCCAGTCACCGACTAGCTGAGCCGTGAACTGTGGGATGTTGTTAATAACAAGGCACGGAAGACCTTCTCGATCTCTAAGTACCTGCTGGTCCCATTGCTCACCAGCTGCAAATCTCTTATCGTCTAGGGCCTGTTCCCTGTTTTCTCGGTCAAATTCAAGATCAGCTTTAAACTCTTCACGCATGTCCATGAGGAAGTCAGACACACTGTCAAAACCCTCAGGGATGTAGTTTTCATCGGGAAGCCCTTCAATATGCAGGGTATCTACGAGGGTGCCGTCAGGCTTACTCGTCATCTTTTCTTCTGTTTCCATTATCCTGCCATCCAAGAATTACTTCCAGCGGAGCTAACCGGCTTGTGAATAGAACCATCCGCCCACTTAGTGTTACCTGCGTAATCGGGCGAGTCTTTTGTTATGCGTCGGCTGCGTCCAGCGATTTTATCAAAGATTTCGGTCAGACCCCAAACAAGTGCATCAACACGATCAGGTGAGCCGGTCGAACTGTTACGGACATTATCAACTGAGAATATACACATTTGGTCCTCCAGTTCATCGAATCGTCCTACATGATGCACTCGACCCTGTTCATACAGGGCTGAGATTGGTTCAGCTCGAATAGCTTTACCACGAGAAGCGTGGACCAGTTTAACGGGTACGGAGCGGTCCTGTGCTTTAATGACGGACTCTACCATAAGACCGCCTTGATTTTTTTCTGCGATAATCTTGTCCGCTTGCCATTTCCTGTACATGGTAACGGCACGTTTGGCCCAGTCTTCGGGAGTACCTTTGAGGCTAGCATCCTCTAGAATGTAGCCCCGTGCGTAACCGTCATCATCCCTGGCTAAACCAACGACGATAATCCCGTTCTCGTCCGAGCCTTCTTCAGCAGATGTTGCTGGATCAACCGCGACAAATACCCTTTCGAGGGTCTCTGGTACTTCTTTAATTCGTGACCGGTCGATGTCTTCACGTCTCCATAGCGCTCCAGGGATGTCTCCCAGGATTTCGCCTTCGAGCTCCTGGCGACCAAGACGTGTACCACCGTACGCCTCGTAGAGAGCCTTGACTGTGTTGTCTGCCAAGTTAATGGCATTATCCAGCGTGGAACCACGAGTGACCACTGTGTCATCAGCTTGCACCAAGTGCTTAATTAGGGGGAGAGGCCGTGGGGTGGTAGTCACCAGCACTTTAGGATGTTCACCCAGACGCAGACCAAACATCAGCTGGTCCCATGCGTCTTGCATATATTCAAATTTTGCTAGCTCATCGACCCAAGCAAAGTGATGCTGCGGTCCACGGAGCTGGTCAGGGGTCGTCCCATTGTATGTGAA